CTTTCATTCGCCGTTATTGTGGATATTATGGTGATGAGTTTGAAAGAAATATGAATTCTTGGAAGAAGTTAAAAACCTGTACAATTACCACCTCTGGATACCATAAATATTTTGGACTTTCATCTCAGCATATTTCTCAGGAAACTGATTTTGATGTAAAAGAAGATGCAACTAAAGCACAGATCAAAAGTGCCTTTAAGAAATCTCTTTCAAACAAAAAGATGAATAAGAGAGTGTTGAGTGAGTTTGTAGAACTTATCGCATAAATTTATGAATACCGTACCAGATTTTACTCCTGATGCTCCTGATGCCATGGATCCTAGTGAGCTTAATCCTGATAGAGTTTTTCCTATGATTGATAAACTTGGAATTCAATTTGTAGAAATTACACATGGATTGCCATCAAACGCTGCAAGAATTGCGCGAGAAGATCAACAGGAATTGGATGATGCCATGGAATTTTATAAAGAAGTAAAAGGGGAAACTGATGGATAAGAATTGGAGACATGAATACTTAGAGATGAAACCTGGTCTGTCAAAATTTCAAATTTCATTATTGGAAAATGGACCTAAACAGTTAGCGCAAGCATGGTTATTGGGGGCAATGCATCAAGATTACAAAAGGATTAAGGGAATAAAGGAACCACTTAGTAAAGAATCAGGAAACCAGACATCATTCAAAGAATGGAGTAGTCAGTCCTATAAATAATAAAAAACTATCTTTTTAGAATAATGAGCAGATTCGGAGATTTACTTAGAGGCGGATCACCCGCTCCAAAGGTTGAGGCAGCACCTGCTCCTGAACCTGTTGTAGAAGAAAGTCCAGATGTTGTAGAAGAAGAACTTCTAGAAGAAGAAACTCCTGAGACTGATGTATCTTTAGATGATATGACTAAGAAAGAACTTGAAGAGTATGGCAGAACTCTTGGAATTGAACTGGACAGACGCCATAGCAAAGCATCATTGATTGAAGAACTCAAAGAAGTAGAAGGTGAGTGATCCAATTTTCAAACCGTCTACAGGGGGTCTCTGGACCCCCTTTTTTATTGTATAATTACTTCAGTTAAGCAAACAAACCGATGGCACTCTCTGCCGAATACATTCGCACTTCACTTCAAAATCTTTATGGTGAGTCTGTCACTACTGGCGACATCCGTGCATGGTGCGCTATGAACGGAACTGCTTATGCCACTGTGACCAAGAAACTTGAAGAGTATAAAGTTGGACGTGGTAAGTGGAATCTTGAAGTAACAAAAGAGACTGTTGAAGAACTTGAAGTAACTTATAATGCACCTGCTGTAGAAAATCTTATTCCTCAGAAAGATGATTCCTTCGTCCGCTTTGGTAACTTCGCTGATATTAAAAAAATTATTGAATCCCGTGTATTCTATCCAACGTTCATCACGGGTCTTTCTGGTAACGGTAAAACGTTCTCGGTTGAGCAGGCGTGTGCTCAGTTGGGTCGGGAACTTATCCGTGTAAATATTACGATTGAAACAGATGAGGATGACCTTATTGGTGGTTTCCGTCTTATCAATGGCGACACTGTATGGCATAATGGACCTGTCATTGAAGCACTTGAAAGAGGGGCAATCCTTCTGCTTGACGAAATTGATCTTGCCTCAAACAAGATTCTTTGTCTGCAGTCTATTCTTGAGGGAAAAGGTGTCTTCTTGAAGAAGATCGGTCGTTTTGTTAAACCTGCTAAAGGATTTAACGTTATTGCTACTGCAAACACCAAGGGTAAAGGTTCTGATGATGGTCGTTTTATTGGCACTAACGTTCTTAATGAAGCGTTCCTGGAGCGTTTCCCTGTGACCTTTGAGCAGGAGTATCCTACTGTTGCTACTGAGACTAAGATTCTCAACAAACTCTGTGCAGATGAAAACTTCTGCAAGCGACTTGCTGACTGGGCAGACATCATCCGTAAGACCTTCTATGATGGTGGTATTGAGGAAATCATCAGCACCCGCCGCCTGGTTCACATTGTGAAGGCATACAGCATCTTCGGAGACAAAGCAAAGGCAATTCAAGTTTGTGTCAATCGTTTCGATGATGAGACCAAGCAGGCATTCTTGGAACTGTATGATAAGGTTGATGCAGACTTTGAGATGCCTGGGGATGAAGATCAAAAGCAAGCACTTGACTCTCACAACTTCTCTTGATATAATGTTCAATGTTTGGAGTTTATTTTCTACTACCATGAATGATGATGTTATTTCATTTGAGGAGATGATCCCACCAGATCTTACTTCCGATGATAATTTTGAATTTAATTTAAATATGAACAAAGACCCCAACCGATATAAGTACAGTGAGGATAAGATCCTCAAAGAATTGAAAGATTATATTTCTGGTACATACAATCAGCACTACTCTGCTGGTGATGATAAGATTCAAACTCTGGATCTGATTGAAGCTTGTGGTGATGGTGAATCCTTTTGCCGCAGCAATATCCTTAAGTATGCCTCTCGTTATGATAAGAAAGGCACTGCCCGACGTGACATCATGAAGATCCTGCACTATGCTGTTCTTCTGATGCACTTCAACGACAAGAACGCTAAACGTGAGACCTATCCTCAATGATGAAAATTCGCCCTTCTATGAAACTCTCTGATCAAACTATTTCTGTTCTTAAAAACTTTTCCAACATCAATCAATCGATTGTATTTAAGAATGGTCAAAAACTTCGCACTATTAGTGTGATGAAAAACATTCTTGCTGAGGCAACTATCACAGAAGAATTTTCAAAAGATTTTGCTATCTACGACCTCAATCAGTTTCTTAATGGTTTGAGTACATTCAATACTCCAGAATTGGATTTTGCTAATGATGGATATGTTGTGATGCGTGAAGGTAAGATGCGTTCTAAGTATTTCTTTGCTGATCCGAACGTTATTATTACACCTCCAGAAAAGGACATCAATCTTCCTTCTGAAGATGTGTGTTTTGAATTGAGTACTGAGCAACTGGATAAACTGCTCAAAGCAGCTGCTGTATATCAACTTCCTGATCTTTCTGCTGTTGGTGAGAATGGCGTTGTAAAACTTGTTGTTCGTGATAAGAAGAATGACACTTCTAATGATTTTGCAATCGTTGTTGGTGAAACTGATGCAAACTTCTCTCTTAATTTTAAGGTAGAGAATATCAAAGTTCTTCCTGGTACTTATGAGGTAGTTGTATCTAAGAAACTCCTTTCTAAATTCAGTAGTAAAAACCATGATTTGGTTTATTACATTGCCCTAGAACCAGACTCAACTTATGAATGAATGGAAAGAATGGAAAGAAAAATTTGAAGCATTGTCGGAGGAAGAGTTAGAAAAACTAGCAATTCTTCGTGTTATGGAATGTACCAATGGTATTATTCAGTATGCACATAGGGACAATGCTTCCTATAAACTTTCTATAGAAGAAACACGCAGAGCAATGCAATTCAGTATGGGTTGCATTAAACGTATGGAAATTCCTCTGGGTGATAAATCAATTACCTTTGAGGACAATACCAAGGAATTATTCAATGAGGTTCGCCGTCTTTATATGAGCGGTGCAAAAAATGGTAACGATGATGATTATGAAAAGTTCATGATAATCTCTGCCATCATGATTAATGTTCTTGGTAAAGAACGTATTATTAGTGCAAAGGAAAAACTGGCACAACATATTACTGAAATTGACCCAGACAAATTAAACTGGGGTGTAGAGTATATGTTCCAATACTTAAAAACCAAATGAATATCTTTGCTACGGATCAATGTCCACGAAGATCTGCACAAGTTCTTCCAGATAAGCATGTAGTTAAAATGCCACTGGAGAGTTGTCAGATGCTTAGTATTATCTTTTCAAAGTGGTACTATGATTGGGGTACAATTCCTAAATCTGATGGAGAACCATATGCAACTAAAAAAGGAGCATTTAGGAATCATCCATCAACTAAGTGGGCAGCAGAAAGTATTTACAATACTGCTTGGTTGATCCAGCATGGGTGTGCTTTGGCAAGTGAATATAATGAACGGTATGGAAAAATCCATACATGCACAACTGCACTGTTTGAGGCAAAAAAGTTATTTCATCGCAAGACAGAAAAAGCAATTACATGCTATTCAATGGCAACTAATTTTTCCCGTGCCATGCCAGATGAATTCAAGTATGATAAAAGCATTGATACATTCACTGCTTATAAAAGATACATTGCATCTAAACCTTGGGTAAAGGATAATTATTTGCGTATTCCTGAACGTAAACCAGAGTGGGTATGACTGTTAATAGAATATTTCCTTTAGACTTTTTTATTAAAATTAGACCTCCTAACTTTAAGGAAATTTTATCTGAGGTTAATAAGATAGAATCTAAAGTTGATTTGAATGAAAAAAATGTTCATTCTTGGGGAAGTAATTGTAATGTAAAAACTCTATCTTTAGATAAAGATGCATGGATACCTTTTTTAAATCCTGCAATAAAACAATTCAGTGGTCAGGTTGGTATAAATCATCTAGTTTCAATTGATGCTCCTTGGATAAATTTTTATAAAAGAAATTATTTTCAGGAAATTCATCACCATAATAACTGTGATTTTGCCACAGTTTTATTCTTAAACTCTGGAGAAAATTTCGCAAAGTTTTATTTTCACAATAGATTAGCAGGATTAATTCCTCCAAAGATTAAAACACTTGCTAGTATGGGAGATTCATGCTTCCCTCCTGTGGAACCTGGAGATATGTTATTTTTCCCCTCATATCTTATGCATGGAGTAAGTCCTCATCGAAGTGATGAAATTAGAAAAACTTTATCCTTTAATATAAAGATATAGTTATGGAACCTGATCCATATATTCAATTTCTTGAAAACTGGATACCAGGAATAGGTGAAGATACTAAACTTCATGATCAACTTCATACACATTTTGATCTTGGTTTTAGTATCAATGATGAAGCTAAACTTCTTGGGTTTCAGTTAGGACACCATCCTGCTGGAAATTTTTTCCATGTTATGGTATTCTGTATAATGAGTGTTACGATATATCCAAAAGATTATCGTAACGGTTTGAAAGATTTGCAAGATTTCTATAGAGCATATTTGCTCGGAAAATACTGGCAATCTGTATCCTATTGGTTTATTCCTAAAAC